ATCTAACATCTACTTACCTCCCATATGATCATAATGTTTCTGTGCTATATTTGAGAAATGTGGAATTGAGTTTAATGCACCTTGCTCTAAATAAGATTGCGGTTTTTGTCCTATACCTTTTTCAACATATAAGGCATACGGTGCATCTGGTGTAACGCCAACATAAACGCCATCATCACCAGGCATAACCTCGCTTGTAATACTTCTACGTAGATTGCCTGTATCTTCTGGTGCTAAAGTTTGTGCTTCTGCTACTACCCAATTTCCTACACTTTCACAAAATTCATGTTTACATAGTGCCATAGCTGCTATAACTTCTGTTTTATAACTTTTAAATTCCATATAATCACCTTCTTCTTTTATATGCCAAGTGCGAATATATTCATAAAGTTCTCCCAAGGTATGGTTTTTTTAATCTCATAACTTTCTAGGATACTTTGTCTATTGGTGTATTGAATTATTGATCCAATTTTAATATCAGGATCAAAATAATCTATTAGAATAATTTTATTTACTTCAATATTAAAACCGTATTGTCTGATAAATAACTCAGTTGAGTACGGTTGCATATCACAATAAATATTTTTTAGTTTATTCAAATCTCCTGGAATATATATACCATTAACCTTTTTCCCTGGTTCTCTAGTATAAATATCTACATTAAAATTTTTAAGCATTATTAACACCACTATCTACTAATGTACTTCTCATTCTTATAAAAGGTTTTGGCAATAATGCCTTTACACTATCTGGTAAATCATTTCCATAACTGCCCGAACGACTGGCTTGACTAAATTGTTTTAGTCCTTCATTGCCTCTTTTATTCATGCAAATAGTGACATATTCAATCAATGCATCAGGATAAATTAAAGTAACATCAATAGGTTGGACTATAGTTGAAACATTATTGCTATCAACGGTTGTATAAGGTTGAGTTTCTAATTGTAAATGATTGGTAATTAGAGTAACGCCTTTTCTTATATAAATACTTAATAATCCTGGATTAGTATTTGGATCTAAAACTGTTAGTAAATCATCTATAAGTGCCAATTCATAAACCTCCCTTAAATAAAAAATAAGGGGAGGATTACTCCTTACCCCTTTTAGTTACTTTTTTTACTTCCTCTTTTAATTCTTTAAATCCTTTTGAAATAAGGATTGCCTTTTGCCTTTCGGTCTCAACAATCCTTACTACATTGAGATTTTTAAGAGTAAACAATTTATACCAAAGATTCTTTTATGTTACAGAATACGGAATCCATTTTATTTTCTGGAACCCAAAGATCATGATATTTTCTGTAATTTATTTTGAAAGCATCAGCATCTTGGTTTTGTTCTGGAGTAAATATTCTGATTGCATCCTGTTTACATACTGCAATTGGTGCTGTCTGAGCCATAATTAACCAATTGATTGACTTTGCTCCTACTGCTGGTACAAATCCACCTGCAAGATTTACTCCTGCTGTAATACCATCATAGAAAGTATAAGCAGTTTTCATTCTAGCGGAAGGTAATTCAACGATTGGACATTCATCAACTGTTTTTACTGAATAAGTAAGGTCAACATTTGCTTGTAATGTACCAACATTTAATTGTCTTGTTAATTCGCTTGAACCTTCAAGAATATTTAATATTGCTGTACTCATCAATATAACTAGTGGTACATCAGCTCCGATAACATCCTGAATACCTGCAATGTCTGCTCTTAGTTTTGTTAGAATATCAGCAACAACTGGAGTATATCCACCTACTGCTTTACTTGCTGTTAAGGCAAGAGATGCTATTTTAGATACACGAAATGCGTCTACTTCTGGTATAACCTGAGTACGTTGAAATTCTCCCATTAATGTTGAAGCATTTGCAACAAAGTTAGTTTCGTTTACGTCCATTGCATCAAGTAAGAACTTTCTTCCTCTATCCTGTGTCATTGTCATAGTTTCATATGTTAGTGTTGAACTTCCTGCTGCATAACCTGTTGCTCTGTCATAATCTCCCATTCCGTCCATAACAAATTTAGGAATTTTAACTGTGTTACCTCCATTATATTGAACTAATGAAGAATTTCCTTCCATAAAGGATGTTCTTGAACCTGCTACCATCTGTTCATCTAATACTGTTTGAAATAATTGTGCATATTCTAATACGTTTGCCATTTAAATAACCTCTTTCAATTTTAATAGTGCTTTTAAGGAAGCCCGAAACCTTTATTTCATGTATTTTTTAATTTGGTCTTTTAATTTCTCAGTGTCACTTACATTACCCTGATCTTTTGGAGGTACATAAGAACCACCTTTAGCAAAAGTTGTTTTGATTGCTTCATCATGAGTTGCAAATAAAGTCTTTAGCATTTCTATATTCTTTTGAGTGGACTCATCATCAGAGCCAACCATATAATCAACTAATTCTGAAGGAAGCTTTAACTCGTTAAACTGTTTTAAAGTTTTATTAGTTAGCTTTTCTTTTGCTGTAGCATTTTTCATTTCTTCAAATTGTTTTTGTAATTGAGCCAAAGCCGTATCTTTTGGATCTGCACTTGGATTTTCTTTTGCAAATCTTTCTTGATAAATTTTATCAAGGTTATTGGTTTTAAAACTCTCAATACCACTAGTTACCTTGCTATCAGCGTATGAATTAAGATATTTTTTACCTTCATCGTTAGTCTCAAGAAAGCTTTTAACTCCATCAAGGTTATTAAATCCCTTAATGTAGCCTTTAACGTCCTCATTGTCTTTATTTGCTGTCATATATTCTTTGATTTCTTCAAAATTTTCAATTGCCATAATAAAACTCCTCTTGTCCTTCATGTAAATTAATCCATAAAGTACGATTTATTTGTATGCATTCTTTAAGGTCTAAGCATGTAAAGACCTATTTTTGACATAAAAAAAGCACCCTAGATTTTCTAAGATGTTTTTAATAATTAGATAATTGATTTTTCAAGTGAACTATTATACTTAGCCTGTAATTTTGTAATTACTTCTTTATAATATTTTGTATCATGTATTAAATAATATAATAAAACTCCATTACCTATTAATGATATTACTAAAAATATTTTCATTATTTTGATACCTCAGTTTTTTTAGTTCTTGTGAATAATTTACCTATGAATTTAAATGGCATCCATGCTATTTTTAATATAAGAACAAATCCCTTAGTACAAACCCAAACAAATATTTTAAATAGCCAAAGCACAAACCTAATTAGCATTGCCCATGCCCATAAAACTGGAGATAGTAAAAATACAATTATATACATTTGTCATCAATCCCCTTTAATATTGATATCAAGCCACTTGCACTATCTAATTCTATTATTAATCTGATATATTCACTCCTACTCTTTAATCCTAGTTTAGATACCTGCGCATCTAATTTTCTTATTTGTTCTACTGTTAAATCTCTTACATCAATTCGTGGCAATCTATAATCCCCTTTATGCTTTATTCTCTATACTTTTATTGTACGCTTATTTCCCGTAATAGATACAATAATCATATACAAAGTTTCGACATTAAAGAGATTTATTCATCAATACCTTGGTTTGCTTTCCAATCATTATATGTTTGATATGGAATTATTTCTTTTGTAATATTATCTTTTCGTACACTTGGAGTCCATCCATCAACTATATTTTGAAGTACACATCTACAATTGGGATGATTTTCTGGGGGTACTACTTTATCAGGATCATCAATATCATATATGGTTCCATCAAGTGCAGCACATTCAGGTGAAGTCTTATTATCAAGTGTTGCAGTATACATTTGTTTTGCTACATTCGTATTATGCCCTATATCATCACCTGCTTGACTTTGAACCCTGCACATCTCGGTATTTACAAGGCGTTGTGACTGGTATGCCTGAGTATTAAATGTAGTTTGAATGGTTCTACCTAAAGTATCTATAGAGGTATTACCGTTCATAGCATCAACTAATCCACTTTTTAGCATATCTATCATTCCAGATTTATTTTTCAAAATACGATCACTAAACATTTCACCTTTAAATTCTGTATTGACTGCTGCATCAATAAATTCTGGTTTCAATATTGAAAACTTTAAGGCTACCTTTAAACCACTATCCATTGTATAAGCAGTTTTATTATAGGTTTCTTTATAAATATTTTTTAGAATATCAGTTACTTTTGCAACTTCTGACGTTCCTAAATCTTTACCTATTGACTTGAATTTAGTATCAAATTGATTAGTAATACTCGCTTTCTGTGAGGGAGTAACCTTTAATAATCCCTCTGTAGCGTATTTTATAAAGAGTAGCCCTATCATTGCATGAACAGCATCTAAAGAGCTTTTTTGTTCCTTATATACTGGTTTCATTTCTTCGTCTATATAATCTTCACCATCTAATTTAATTCGCTCAATGTCTAATTGATACTGAGGATTAAGTTTCTTTTTATTAATCATAGTTTACACCATTTTATCCATCTTGACTTTAATTGGTAAGGTTGAATCGACTTTAGTAATAGGATCAACAATAGGCGTATCCTTAGTTGGAGTAACACCATTTAATAAATCTGCTCCAAGTGAATTTGCTTTATCTTCTGCTTCTACTTTCTTATATTCTTCATCTGGATTTTCTATGAAGGATAATTGAGAAAGAGCAGTTACAGTTGATATTTTACCTGGTAATTGTCCTATTATAGTTGCCATCATCATATCGTCGGCTGGAATGCATGGAGTAAATTTAACTTTTACGTCCTTATAATCAAAATTAGTTCCTTTTAGATTATTTACATAATTCAATAGAAACTTAATTCTAATTTTTATACAATTAGCTAATCCATTTTCATTCAATTTACATTTCTGTCTTAAATTCAATAATCTCGCACCAATCGCAAGGCTTGAGGTATTTGAAGGAAGTTTTTCCGTTGGATCTATATGAGTTGATAAAGCATACATATCATTTTTTATAGTTTCTAATGTATCTTTTACAAACGCATTATTTATATTTTTAGTTAAAAAAGCAGCTGTCCCATTAGTAGGAAGCTGTAAAATACCATTTGCTTTCATTTTAATAAGGTCTTCATCTTTAATTGCACAATCAGTTAATGCAAGATAAGCATTTCTAAATTGTGTTAATTCACTTGAAGAATCAGAGAGATTTCTTTCATATGCATCCTGAAGTTTTCTAATATCAGAATATATTGTATCCATAAAACCTTCATCACTTATACAAGCTATTGAAACAGGTACACTCCCGAAATAATGAGGTTGTCTGCTTATTAATTCAAACATTTCTGTACAATGAATTATCTCATCCTCTGTATATATATCTATTAGCATTTTATTTTCAAATTGCTTTCTGAATATATGTAAGAAAAATATAATATTTCCAAAGTCATCACAATAAGCAAAACCGTGTCTGGGAGAAATTACCTTTTCACAAAATTGAGCATCACCATCAATATAAAATAAAGTATATGTTGTAGAATAAAGTATCATGTTTTTTGCTAACTCTATATCTTCATCAACTGGCCAATGTTCCATATTATATCTTATAGCCTCAACTATCTTTTTATCACCTGCATGACTAATATAATTTATAGCTACTCCTACTGACATTGCAACTTCTTCTTTAATAAATCTTTTTATATAATTTGTACTTACTTTATTATCATTTTTATCTGTAGTAAAGTTAAAATTTCCTATACCTTCATTATCTAAATAATCATCAAATATAGCATCATCATAAGCTCCATTTTCTGTATACTTAATTCTATTATTTATTGTTGAACCGCAATAATAAGCATACATATTTTGGTAAATGTGCCATTCAGTTTGAAACCTACTTAAACAATTATTTAATAACTCTTTTTGTCCATCTATATCAAACATATTATGTTTAACCACCTTTCTTAAAAATTTAAAATAATAATTTCTTGTCTCTAAATTTGATGTATTGAATTACATGAATGTTATTTATTCTATTTGAGAACTCAGCACAAACATCGCAAAAATCATCATGCAAAGATTTCTCACCTTGATAATCATGTAGTTGTCCTATTGCCTCAGTATCCTCAGAATTAAAAATAATCCTACCAAAGTTAACTTCACCAACAATAGTATTAATTTTATCTACCTTGTTAGATCGTTGCATTTCATTAATCCATTCATAGTTTTTATCACTTAATTCTGGAATTGTAAGTATTTTCTCTTTGAGTTTGAGTATGTCTGTTCCCATATATAAATTTTTTTCAATATATATTGTGTTAATTTCCTTATAGGTTTTTAACAATTCTAAAATATGAGAGATATAATCATCAAATTCAAGTTTTAATATTTCACCTTTACGAACATATTTAATTGTTGAATCTGCTATAGAACCTACTATAAATGCTGAATAATCTGAGCGTTTCCCCGTTGAAGATGCTGGATCTATTGCCAACATTGTTTTATTAAAGGAATGTGCTTCAATAATTTCAGGTAATTCAGGAATAATAGTAGTAAATCTTTTCTCACCATTTGAGGAGGTATCTCCTTGTACTTCTTGCTTAAATGAAGCAGGATTTTCATAATAAGATAACGCATAATCTAAACAATCCCAATATGATTGCCATAATAAAGGATATTGCATAGCTTGTTTATGCTGAAAATAAAATTCTTTAGCGGTTTCTAATCTAAATTCTTCTTTTATATCAAATAAAATAGTTTTAAATTCTAACCATAAACCACCATTGAATAAATCATCTACATTATCTACAAGAACTCCACGTTCATTTCTTACTCTCCATGTAGGGAGTAGAGATAGCCTACTATAAAAGCATTCAGGAGCTTGAACGGTTCCAACTGCTATAATTGTAGAATTACCCTTTTGAATTGCATATTTAGCATCATCATTATATTTCTTCCATTTCTTTTCCCTTTGATCTGCTGTTGCAACCTCATCATCTTTTTGATAATCATCAAGTAATAATAATTCAACTCTTGTATTGCCGTAACTTTTCCCGCGAAGGGTTGAAGAGGCCGATATGCTCTGAATCATAGTCCTATTAGCTAACTCAATCTGCTCAGTATTATTAATATACTTTCTTGTATCATATATCTTTCCAAAAGCTCTCTCTATTCGTGTATTTCCACTTAATGCTAGTTTAATATTACGGATAAAGGATTGTGCTGTATCCCCTACTGCTGAAGCTATAAGGGTATATGATTTATACTTATATACTGATACAAATATTGCAGTTGCAAGTGAAATAAAGGTAGATTTACCTATACCTCTTGGCATAAGATATTCTAATTGCTGAGTATTCGATTTATCTAATATAGTATCTTGTACTTCTTTCCATATTTGAGAATGTATTGGAGCAATTAGAGCTTTATCTTCTCCGATGAAAATATTCTGTAGAAAATATAGACTGAAAAATTCTAAATTCCTTGAACCTAATATATAAGCAAGTCCATTTTCATTATATAAATTAGACTTATGTTTTAATATTAATTCCTCAGTGGCCTTAGTTGCTTCATCCTCTGTTGCATTATTATTTATGTATTCTTGTTTTAGATATTTATATAGAAGATAATTATTAAATTTATCATTGTTTTCAAATTCTATATTATCGTAAATCATATTTTCACCTTCTTTCTATTTAATTTTCAAAGAACATTTTTACTTTTCTATTGGTAAATATTTACATCTAAATTATTTTTGAAAGCCGAAACATCAATAATTAAATTTCATGGATATAACCACTAACTCTATCAATTGCTATATTATAATATTGTTCGTCTTTTTCAATCCCAACATATCTTCTATTAGTGTTTATACAAGCCATTAGCGTACTACCACTACCACATGTTAAATCAACTACTAAATCATCCTTATTGCTAAAAGTCTTTATTAAATCCTCTAATAACAATACTGGCTTTTGTGTTGGGTGTAATCCCTCATAATCTTTCTTGTATTTAAGAATATTGGATTTATATTTTTTACCTTCCCATAAATTGAAAGTGCTTGGATATTGTTCGTTCATCTGTTTAATTAAATTTTGTCTATATTCTGTATCTATGGCTTTAAGTATTTCAAATTGTTTAAACCCTTTCATTTCATTAATTTTGAATACTTCTATTAGTTCTTCATATGTTTGTTCTGTACAAAGTCCGTATTGCGTACTATCTATATAAAAGGTGTGTTCTGC